GACAACGACCAGCTCAAGTATCAATACACTCCAGTACCTTTTGATATCAACATTGCACTGTCTGTGTTTGTAAAGAACGCTGATGATGGTGTACAGATCCTAGAAGGTATACTTCCATTCTTTACACCTGAATGGACTAATAGTGTTAAACTAATACCAGAGCTAAATCTTGTAATGGACGTTCCTGTAGTATTTAACGATATATCTACTGAGGATACCTACGAAGGAGACTTCTCTACAAGAAGAGCTCTGATACACACTCTTAACTTTACTGTGAAGGGCTACTTGTTTGGTCCGATCAGAACACAGGGTGTTATCAAAAGAGCTATTACTCGAGTCAGCGTATCTACAGCAAATACAACAGAGATGTCATCGACTCTAACAGTCACACCAGGCCTGACAGCCAACGGGACTCCTACTTCCGACTCTAATATTACCCTCCCATCAGGACAGATTGGCAGTGATGACGACTTTGGCTATATAGAAGATCAACAGTTCTTTGTGAGTGGTACGAGCCGTGAGTAAGACAAAGCTAGAAAACAATCTAAACGAATTATTCGAGTTACCCGCGGATACCGCTAGTATCGTAGAGAGCAAAGAAGCTCGTACACCCGAAGCAACCAATCAGCTTGTCAATCGCGAAGGAAGAGACTATACAGGTGACATCGATACAGACTACAGGTACGCTAGAGAAAACCTGTATGACCTTATTGAGAACGGTTCACACGCGCTACACGAATTAGTAGAGATAGCTAAGGCTAGCGAACATCCCAGAGCATTCGAGGTTGTCGCATCCCTTATGAAAACATTGACCGATGCAAACAAAGATCTGTTAGATATTCAGACAAAAGTCAAAAAACTCAAACAAGAAGATGGTACCGCTGCAGGTCCTAACAATGTGACCAATGCGCTATTTGTTGGGTCTACGACCGAACTACAAAATATGCTTAAGAATAACTTAGATAGTGATACTTGATCGGCTACACCGCTATTATCCCCCCCTTGAAGAATAAGTCAACAGCTAATGTCCATAGAAACGTATCTTGGCAACAAAAATCTTAAAAGAGTTGGTGTTCCTGTCGAGTATACGCAGGAGCAAGTCAAAGAGTATATCAAATGCTCTCGTGATGCTGCCTACTTTATAAGGAACTACGTAAAGATCGTAAACGTCGATACCGGTCTAGTGGACTTCGACATGTGGCCTTTTCAAGAAGAGATGGTTCACAAGTTCAACGACAATCGATTTGTAATATGTAAGCTGCCTCGTCAGGTTGGTAAGACTACTACGGTTGCTGCCTATATCCTTTGGCAGGTACTATTCAACGATCAATACAGTGTTGCTATCCTAGCAAACAAACTAGCACAGGCTAGAGAGATCCTTGGACGTATACAAACAGCCTACGAGTGGTTACCTAAGTGGTTGCAGCAGGGTGTTAAGGAATGGAACAAGGGTAACATAGAATTAGAGAATGGATCTGAGATACTAGCATCCGCTACATCATCATCAGCCATTCGAGGTACATCTCAGAACTTAATTTACTTGGATGAGTTTGCTTTCGTACCCAACAACCTACAAGAAGAGTTCTTCGCATCGGTATTCCCTACTGTATCTTCCGGTACCAGCACAAAAGTACTTGTAACATCTACGCCAAATGGCATGAACATGTTTTACAAGATTTGGGTAGATAGCGAAGAAGGCAATAATAGTTATGTTAGACACGACGTACATTGGTCTGACGTACCTGGCCGAGATGAGAAGTGGAAGCAGGAGACTATAAAGAATACCAGCGAAGAACAATTCAGACAAGAGTTCGAATGTGAATTCTTAGGCAGTAGCTCCACGCTCATCAATGGACGTAAATTAGCTCAGATACCATTTGTCAAACCACTACACTCAACCAACGGGTTTGATATATATGAAAAGCCTCAGAAAGACCATCTATATGTAATAACAGTAGATACGGCTAGAGGTGTTGGGTTGGACTACAGTGCTCTAGTAGTGTTTGACGTCACTGACATACCGTATAAAATAGTGGGTAAATATAGGTCTAAAGAAATATCTCCTATGTTTTACCCTGACGTAATTGTCAATGCGGCTAAGATGTACAACGAAGCATTTATATTAGTTGAATTGAATGATCTCGGTGAGACCGTCGCTACCATTATTCAGCAGGATCTCGAATACGAGAATATACTAAGTACAAGTGTAAAGGGCAGAGGTGGCCAGCAAGTAAGTGGTGGTCATTCACATCGAATCCAACTTGGTGTCAAGACAACCAAGACAGTTAAACGGATCGGATGTTCCAATTTAAAAGATGTAGTTGAAAACGATAAGATGATTATCAACGACTACGATCTTTTGCAAGAGCTTTCAGTTTTCATAAATAAAAGAAGCAGCTATGAAGCTGAAGAAGGTCATCATGACGACCTTGTTATGTGCGCCGTTTTATTTTCGTGGCTAGTAAGGCAAGAGTTCTTCATCGAGTTAACCGATAATGATGTACGAAGTCGACTATATCTCGAGAATCAAAAAATGATTGAAGATGATGTTTTACCTTTTGGTATTGTAGATGATGGGCACGATACACACCATGTAGAAGACAATGTGAGTCCTCTCGGATACACGTATGACGTTAGAGACGTTGTAGACTTCTAAAATTATAAATATAAGAGAAAATTAACCACGAGGAGATCAAAATGGCCTTCCAAATTTCTCCAGGAGTCAACGTAAGTGAGATTGATCTCACCGCAGTTGTCCCTGCAGTGCAAACAACGGCCGGCGGTTTTGCTGGCCAGTTTCGTTGGGGTCCCGTTGAGCAGCGAGTGCTACTCAATAATGAACAACAACTAGTTGGACAGTTTCAAAAGCCCAATTCAACGTTTTTTAAGGACTTTTTCACTGCTGCCAACTTCCTGGCATATTCTGACACCCTTCACACAGTTCGAATTGGTAACACTGGCTTAGTAAATGCTAATGCTAATGCAGCCACTATCCTAGTCAAGAGTGAAGCTGATTACGATGCCAATTACTCCACGGGTATTTCTGGTGGTGGAGACGTCGTAGCAAAATTTCCTGGTGCACTTGGAAACTCTTTGAAGTATTCCATCTGCCCAAGTAACACGGCTTTTGAATCAACCCTTTCTGGCAACTACACTGTAGTTAATGGTAACAACGGTGTTGTGTTCTCAGCTAACCAGGCCGCGGCAATTTCCGCCGGTGACCTTTTACAACTCGGATCCGACAAGGAACTTTATAAAGTTTCTACAGTAGCGGTTGATGGCAAGTCAGTGGTACTTACTAGCTCATATACTGGCAACACTGCAAACGCTTCCACAGCTCTCAATCGACGATGGGAATTCTACGACTTCGTATCCGCTGCTCCAGGTACTTCGCCTTTTGCAACTACCCGCGGTGGCACAAACGACACAATGCACCTTGTCGTTGTTGATGAAGACGGAGAGTGGACAAACGTCAAGAATCAAGTTCTCGAAGTGTTTGAAGGAATATCTAAAGCAAGTGATGCTCGAAACGAAGATGGCTCTACCAACTACTACGTAGAAAGGTTGAATCGTCAGTCAGCATACTTGTGGTGGGCAAATCACCCAGCTGGAGTAACAAATGCAGGATCGGCCGCTGGCAGTACTGCATTTGGCGGAGGCAATAATCCAATTACTCGATCACTGGCATCGGGATCTGATGGAAGTGCTGGTACTGCAGGCGAGTATCAGAGAGCTTATGACTTGTTTAAATCTGCAGAAGAGGTTGATATTGCACTGCTGCTTGGTGGATCGTCTACATCAGCTACGGCAATTCATTTGATTAATAACATTGCAGAGTTTAGAAAAGACTGTGTTGTATGTCTTTCTCCAGAACAAGCCGATGTTGTCAACAACACCGCATACGTAAATGCAGAGGTTGATGATATAGTAGAGTTCCGAAATACTCTACCATCATCATCGTACGCTGTACTCGATAGCGGGTACAAGTATCAGTACGATAAGTACAATGATCAGTATCGATACGTACCGCTGAACGGCGATACCGCTGGTACAATGGCTCGCACTGACGAAGTAAGAGACCCATGGTACTCACCAGCCGGTTTGTCTCGTGGTCGAATCAAGAACAGTGTAGCTCTTGCATTCAATCCAAATAAGGTAGCACGAGATCAGCTATATAAGAACGGTATTAACCCAATAACGACCTTCCCAGGCGAAGGTACGGTCTTGTTTGGGGATAAGACGTTACTAGCACATCCAAGTGCATTTGATCGTATCAACGTACGCCGATTGTTTATTGTCCTTGAGAAGGCAATTGCAATTGCTGCAAGACAAAGCCTGTTCGAATTCAACGACGAATTTACAAGAGCACAGTTTGTCAATTTGGTTGAGCCCTTTCTGAGAGATGTACAAGGTCGAAGAGGGATCACTGATTTCCGAGTAGTTTGTGACGATTCAAACAACACTGGAGAAATCATTGATCGTAATGAGTTTGTCGGAGATATTTTTGTCAAGCCCGCTCGCTCGATCAACTTTATTCAGCTCAACTTTGTTGCTGTTAGGACTGGTGTCGAGTTCGAAGAAGTCGTCGGTCAGTTCGGATAATACAAGGTAGAGGAGAATAAAAATGGCTTTTAACGTAAACACCTTTAGGGGTGAGCTCAAGCAAGGAGGGGCTCGTCCCTCCCTGTTTGAGATTCAATTGTTCGCACCACAAGGAGGGACATTGAACGGTGGCGATTTGATTTCCAAATCTCCCTTCATGGTTCGAGCAGGACAAATTCCACAGTCGACATTAGGTACAGTAATTGTTCCTTACTTCGGCCGCCAGGTTAAGTTGGCAGGCAATCGTACATTTGATGATTGGACCGTAACAGTAATGAATGATGAGGACTTCAAACTCCGCAACGCGCTAGAGAACTGGAGTCACAAGATCAATGGTCATTCTGAGAACCTAAACAACTACGGTACTAACCCATCTAGGTATAAGGCCCAGGCCCTTGTTAAGCAATATAGTAAAGAGGGTGGAGTCATTCAAACCTATCAGTTTGATGGTTTGTACCCAGTATCGATTTCTCCAATTGATCTGGCTTGGGAAGCAGAAGCAATTGAAGAGTTTACAATTACATTTGCTTACGACTGGTGGGAGCACGGCCAGGCGGCCGTAAGGTAAAAGGATTAGTTAGATGGCTAACCAG